GAGTGAAAGAGCCACTGATGATCGAAAAGTGGCAGGCACAAGTAGCAAAGGTATGCCAAGGTACAGCTGACGTCAGTCAGTCAATGATCGAAATCAAAGCACAGTTGAGTTTTTATGATGGCATCACCACTGAAGAGATAGATGAAATCACTCTACGTGCTATCGTAGATTTAATTGATGTCGAACATAATCCAGATATAGGTCACACTAATTATCAATACGTAGCAGGCAAACAACGCCTAAGCATGCTACGCAAGGATGTCTATGGTAGTTATACTCCTCCCCATATATATGAGATCGTAAAGAAAAATGTTGCTACCGGGTTATATTCTGCAGAACTATTAGAATGGTACACCGAAGACGATTGGAATAGAATGAATGACATGTTGGATCATGACAAGGATGAACAGTATTCATATGCTGCCATAGAACAGTTGATTGAAAAATATCTTGTTAAGAATCGCGCCACCAAAGAAATTTACGAAACACCTCAGATTAGATACATGGTGGCAGCAGCCACAGTGTTCCATAAAGAAGAACCCAATACTACTCGTATGAGATATATCAAAGAGTATTACAACTGTGCTTCGGACGGTCTGTTCACACTGGCTACTCCGGTGCTGGCTGGACTAGGTACTCCAACCAAGCAGTTTAGTTCGTGTGTTCTTATTCGTGCTGATGATGATTTGGATAGCATATTTGCATCCGGAGAAATGATGGCCAAGTATGCCAGTAAACGTGCTGGCATTGGTCTAGAGATAGGTCGTTTGCGCCCATTGGGGAGTCCTATACGAGGCGGGGAAATCATGCACACTGGCATGATCCCCTTCCTTAAGAAATGGTTTGGCGACTTACGCAGTTGTTCACAAGGCGGCATTCGCAATGCATCAGCTACTGTGTTTTATCCTATTTGGCATTTGCAATTTGATGATCTTATTGTTCTTAAGAATAACCAAGGCACAGAAGAAACTCGTGTGCGTCACATGGACTACGGTGTTGTATTAAGTTCATTCTTCTGGAGACGATTTAAAAACAAAGAAAACATTACATTCTTTGATCCAAACGAAGTACCTGACTTATACGAAGCATTTTATAAGAATACAGAACGATTTGAAGAACTATATCTAAAATACGAAAAGCGTAAAGATCTACGTAAGAAAACTATGAGTGCTGAAGAAGTATTCAAATCAGGCATTCTAAAAGAACGCACAGACACGGGGCGCATCTATTTGGTGTTTATTGATAATGTTATGAATCAAGGACCATTCGATCCTGAATATCATACTATCTATCAAAGTAACTTGTGCTGTGAGATCCTATTACCGACCCGTCCATTTAAGAGATTAGACGACGAGGCTGGACGCATAGCGTTATGTACCCTAGGATCTATCAACTGGGGATCGTTCCGTAATCCAGAAGACATGCGCCGTGCATGTCGCATATTACAACGCAGTCTATGTAATATTCTAGACTATCAAGACTTCTTGTCAATCCAAAGTAAGTTGAGTAACGATGAAATCCAACCGCTAGGTATTGGTGTTACTAATCTTGCTTACTGGCATGCCAAGCGTGGTCTTAAGTACGGTGAGAAAGATGCACTACAAGAAGTTAAGACATGGATGGAGCATCAAGCATTCTACTTAACAGAAGCCACAGTCGAATTAGCCAAAGAGCGCGGGCCTTGTGTAGACAGTGCTAAGACTAGATATGGTCAAGGTACGTTCCCGTGGGAGCTTCGTGCCAAAGGTGTAAACCAACTGGCTGACTTTAAACCGGAGCTGGATTGGGAAGCACTACGTCTTGACATGAAACAATACGGTGTTAGAAATGCCACGCTGATGGCCATTGCTCCAGTGGAATCTAGTTCAGTGGTCATTGATTCGACCAATGGTATCGAAATGCCTATGAGCTTGATCACTGTTAAAGAATCTAAAGCAGGGTCGTTCATACAGGTGGTACCAGAGTATCATAGACTTAAAAACAAATATCAATTGATGTGGGAACAGAAGGACTGTGATGGATATCTTAAAACCGCAGCGGTATTAGCAGCTTATGTTGATCAAAGTATTTCAACTAACACATTCTATAATCCAGCACACTGGGCGGATCGTAAAGTACCAACAACATTGATTATTAAAAATCTCATGCAGGCACAGCTATGGGGTATTAAAACATTCTACTACAGTTTGATTAACAAAGCAGGTTCAAAGGCAATGGCAGAACCAACGCCAGAAGTACACTACAACGGTTTCCACAATGAGCGTGAAGTAGAAACATCCATTGACGAAGATTGTGAGGCATGTAAACTATGAGTCAAGCGCAATATAACCTAAACACCAAAACAGATTATCTCAATCGTAAAATGTTTCTCGACCCAGCCGGACCAGTTACTATTCAAAGATTTGAAGAAGTCAAATACAAAAAGATTGCAGACTTTGAAACAACAGCACGTGGTTTCTTTTGGGTCCCTGAAGAGATCAGTCTAAGCAAAGATGCTAACGATTTTAAAGAAGCATCGGATGCTGTCAAACATATCTTTACCAGCAACCTATTACGTCAGACTGCTCTTGATAGTCTCCAGGGTCGTGGTCCAAGCCAAATCTTTACGCCTGTGGTAAGCCTGCCAGAACTAGAAGCATTGGTCTATAACTGGACGTTCTTTGAAACTAATATTCATAGTCGCTCATACAGTCATATCATACGCAACATCTACAATGTTCCTAAAGATGTTTTTAACACCATCCACGACACTAAAGAAATAGTTGATATGGCCAGTTCAGTGGGGCAGTACTATGACAAGTTGCACATGATTAATTGCCGCAAAGAACTATTAGAAAACTTCCCAGAGCAGGAACATATCAAAGCTATTTGGCTAGCACTGAATGCATCATACGCATTGGAAGCGTTCCGCTTTATGGTGTCGTTCGCTACAAGTCTTGCTATGGTAGAGAATAAGATCTTTATTGGCAACGGAAACATCATCGGGTTGATCTTACAAGACGAACTGCTACACAAAGGATGGACCGCTTATCTTATCAATCAAGTGATCAAAGAAGATGAACGATTTGCCAAAGCTAAGATAGAATGTGAACAAGAAGTTTACCAGATGTATTTGGATGTTATACGTGAAGAAAAACAATGGGCAGACTACTTGTTCAACAAAGGGCCTGTGATTGGGTTGAACGCTAACATTCTTAAAGAATTCGTAGACTACACAGCAGTTGGTGCTTTGAAAGACATCGGCATCAAATATACCAATCCTGCACCTAAGGTAACACCGATTCCTTGGTTCAACAAGCATTCAGACACCAGCAAAAAACAAACCGCTCTACAAGAAAACGAAAGCACTAATTATGTTATTGGTGTAATGAGCGAAAATATTGACTATGATGCTCTTCCGGCTATATAATAAACATGTATAAAGCACAATTTAAAAGAAACTCACCTTACGAATCTTGGTCTACACTTGGCAGCTACGGTACAGAGCAGGCAGCTATTTCTGCAGCTTTGGCTAAAAAGAACCGCGGAGCATTGCTGGTGCGAGTCACAGACAAAAAAGGTGGAATCGTTTATTCAGGATAATATAGAATATGAAAGCAGTAGTATGGAGTAGAGATATGTGTGCCCATTGCGAGCAGGCCAAAGGCCTACTTAAAATGAAAGGCATTGAGTTTGAAGAAAAGAAAGTCGGACACGGATATACCAAAGAAGACTTACTAGAAGCAGTCCCAACAGCGCGAACAGTACCACAGATTTTTCTCGATGGAGAACTAGTAGGTGGATTTCAAGAATTAAAGAAAAGGTTAGAAAATGTTAATTGATAAAGGTGTAACAGTAGGTGAAGTAATAACTCTCAAACTAACGTCGGGAGAAGAGATCGTGGCCAAGTTGGTCGCTGAAACAGATAGTTTTTATAAACTATCACGTCCTATGGTCATAGGTATGGGCGAAAGAGGTCCAGGATTAATGCCATATCTATTCACGGTTAATCCGGAAAAAGAAGTTAAACCGTTAAAAACCACAGTCACAGTCGCAGAAGCCACAGACAAGGCATTTGCT